GTCTCGACGCTTCCAGCGTTTATCTTTGGCGATCGATACCGGTATCCATCCTCGGATCTCATAGACAGGCGATTTGCCCGTGACAAGTACAGCGATGTCAGAATTGCGATCAGTCTCACCAATGATCAGCGCGCCTGAGTCGTACTTTGTCCACTTGACCTCGATGCGCGATCCGACATCAGCTTGTGTCTTGAATGTGTTCACTGTCGGCTTGAAATCCTTGTTCCCAAAGTATCGAGCCACCACAATCTCAGCGCAGATCGATTCGGCCAATTGGCAGACATATTCATGAAATGACAGATTCTTGTCGTACCTCGATGAATGATCTGGACGGCCATTGATCTCTTTGATCCTTAGCAATGCAATCTCGATCGATTCCATCATGTCATCGAATGACACTTTCATCTTCATTTACACAGCTCGCAATACCACAGCTCAGGCGACCCCATGACTGTGTCATATCGACCGCCATCAAATCGCTTAAACATCTCGCATCGATCGCACCATTCAATCTTCGGTGGATCGACTTGATCTTTACTGACTGTGCCATCTTGCATAAATCGTGTGCGCTCGCCTGTGGCGATCTTGATCATCTCCATGTCAGCCATCAGCTTTGCACCTTCCATTTGCCGTCGGAACCCAATGTGTACCAAATCGCCGGACATTGATTGGCCTTGAACTTTTCTGGGCAGACATGTCCTCGATAATCTTTGCCCGTCTTTGGGCTGGATCCTGACTTGAGAATCATGTGGCCATGCTTGCACTGTGGAGCTTCGGCAATGAGCTCGCCGCCAAGCTGATTGACAATCTCAGCGATGCCTGTTGCAGCTGTAGCAAATCCGTCCTCAGCAAATGGCTTTGACCACGGATCATTTTCAATCTTGTCCACAAATGCCTTTGGCATCGTTTCAACTTGCTCCATGTTTTGCTTTGTCGGCCTTGTCTCAGATCCCAGCAATAGACCTGCACAGCGTCCGATGGCCGATGTGACAGTATCCTCGACGAACCATCGCTTCATGCTGGGATTGTAGGATTCGACCCTTCCAAATGCGTAATCGATGGCCGATGGCTTCTCATCTTCATATTCACGAAAGATCCGGCATTCGACAAGGATGTATCCAGCTTGAGCATTGAAATCAATGATCGATGTCTCCACGCGATTTGACGGGAATGTGCTGTGCAGCCTTTTGATGCGTGCAGCCACATCCTCATATCCATCCAAAAATCCGGCCATTTATTTGACCGCCTTTGTCTTGCCCATCGCCATGCCTACAGATCGGCCATGATGGTATCCGACCGACTTGCCATCCCTGTATCCCATTGAATACAAAAGTGTTGAGATTGCCAGCTGTGCCAATACCGCAAAGCCGATGATTTGTTCTGTTGTCATTTTGCTCCCGTTTCTGTTAGGGGAGCAAGCCCTGCATTTCGCCTGACCCGTGGCAAGGCTTGCTCCCGAGTAAGAGCATGAACCAATCGGCTGACAAGGTCAAGAATCCCGTGTGTCTTTCGGCGTGTCATCCACAGATTTTGGCTTGTCTTTCAATCCATTTGATGCCAGCACTGATCCCAATGCCCCAGTCAAGAAAATTGTGAGCGTTGAAAGTAGCTCAATGAATGCTCGATCATTAGGAGCTTGATCGCCAAGTGGCTGAGTCACAAAGATCAGCGCATAAAGCATCCCAGCGACCGAAAATGCAAATGTGAGAGCTAGACAGACCCCAATGAATACGATGAGTCGAGCTTTGAGCTGCTCATTTGTCAATCTGCGTTGATGTGATGGCACGCGGATCCTCTCCAAATATGTCCTCAGTACAGACTCCCGTAGCTTTACATTGTGGCGGATTGCACTCAGGCTTTTCCCAGTTCTCAAATTTTTGGCACTCATATCGTGTCCATCCTTGATAAGCACATGACGACAGCCCTAGCGAAAGCGATAACCCTAGAGCTGCCGTCAGTACCTTCCGAGTCACTTCCCCAATAACCCGAAAGCCTGATCCTTTGGATTTAACCATCGCAGGATTACCGGTGCTACAGCGGCTGCGCCAGCCATCGCCAATGTCTTTGGATCTGTCTCGCCTGCCATGTATAGCGCGAGAGCTGCAGCCATGAATGACCGCGCCCAGCTTGCTGCGATTGCCTTTACTTGCTCCATTTTTTCTCCTTCTTTGGCTTTTCGGCCTTTGTTGGTGATGGCATTTCTACCTTTGGAAATTCGCCTTTATATGGCACATATTTCGGACGGCCAAATCCGACAACCTCTTTGCCGATTGTGCGCTGCTTGACCATGACCATGCCGCCATTGCGCTGATCGCCTGTGCCTGATGTGTTTCCTTCGATGCATGTCACTGTCTTGCCATCGATGCCGACGACGATGCCGATGTGACTGATGCGATCGACGCCGTCATGTGGAAAATCCATGAATGCTAGATCGCCAATTGCAGGCACTTCATGCCATCGGCCAATCTCCTTAAACTTATGAGCTCCGACAGCTGTGCTGACCACTGAGTGAACCTTGACGCCAGCTTGTGCCAGTACCCAATTGCAGAAAGATCCACACCACGGCAATCCATTTGCCTTTGTAAATTCGCCAAATTTGGTGATGTTATCGGGTGTCTCCACATAGCCAATTTCGCTTTTAGCGATCTCAATGGCATGTGCAGCTGTTGCCTTTGGATAGCTCATTCCTTGCCGACTTTCAACCCATCTGGCAATGGCTTTGAGTAATTCCATTCAGCAATGTAAACCCCAAGGCCGTCGGAATCATCTTGCAATGTGATTGTGCCATCGGCAAATGCAAGTGTGCCTTCAAGCTCTGGGTATTCTGCGACGATTTGCTCTCTGATTGTCATTTTCTATCCCCTAATCCATACGCCTGAGAATGATGAATTGGCTGCGCCGCCTTCAATTGATGCTCCGTCGCCTGAGATCCAGCAATACATCTCCAAATAGTCGGTCGTCCCATTCATGTAAATAAGATCGGCATTTGTGCCGGTATTGCCATTTGTGCCACCAAAGCCATTAAAGCTTGTGTTGTATCTTGTGCCATTTTTGTATGTGGCCGTGTATCCAAATCCCGATGTCGATGTGCGCTGAATCCAGTTGAGAGAGTTGATTTGATAATAGCCAGCCTTTGTCGGCGTGAATCGGCTTGAATCAAAATCGGTGTCGGTGTCAAATCTTTCAGTGTCATAGGTGATCTTTGTCCATGTCTCGGATGAGACGCCTGTCTGCGTGCTGTTTTTATATGCTGCAAATGCAGGCCCTGTCGAACCTGCCGACACCCATGTAAAGTCCATGTCAGTATTCGATGCTTTTGACAATACTTGACCAGTAGTGCCGCCTTCGAGATCCATCATCGATGTGTCAATTGCTTGACCTAGTGTGCGGATTGCAGCTGCGCCATCCTTGACCAAATCGGTGTCGTCTGGGGTCTCCCAGCCAAAATTGGTAGTCGTTGCCATTTCGTCTCCTTATGCCACAATCGTGGCTTCATTCCAGTCAAGTGTATTTGATAGGGAATTCCAAGTCTCGGCAACACTCACACCATTCCATCGAGTTGCCTGCAAGCTGTAGGCCGTAGGTGAGACAGTCAATGTGATTGCCAAGCCGTTATATGATGCCGAAAATGTCCAGCCTTCGACAAAGCCTTGAAAGCGTCCATTGCCAATGTTGGCAGGCAGATCAGTGATGTCGATTGGCAATCCCATGAACACATTGAGCAACGCATCACGATCGCTGTCATCGATCTCTGGATTGCCTAGCGGAAAAGTAATCGAGCGAAATTGCGCTTGGGGATTGGCTCGGATTCCTAAATAGAAATCGGCCTGATCTGACGCATCTGATCCATTTTCCAAAGTTGTCAAAATTGACTGGGCTTGAAATCCGTACACCCCGATCGATGCATCATCCTGCGCCGATACTGTTTGGCTGTTTTTATATGTGATCGTCACGGCATTTCGGATGTCGCCTGATTTGAGTGATGTCTTGATGCCACTGGCCAGAGCAGTATTGCCGCTCACTTCGGTGTATCCATTTGTGGTCAAATAAGTATTGCGATGCGTGCTGTCTGCATAGCAAATTCGGCCTTGATTATCCTCAAAGATGTACCCGAGCCCTGAATTGGCCAAAGCTGCCACAAGCGAATACACATCGGTGACACTGGCAGATCGAGCCGTGAGCTCATAGTCTCCTGGACGATCAATCTCTCCGAGCCCTGAATTTTCAGCATTCTCCCATGTTGTCGTCGGATCATATCCAGCCCATGTCTCAGCTGCAGGCACTTCATTCCATGTGTCAAACT